GGCCATGAAAAATCGGGGGGGTGCTTCTTAGACACAAAATAGGTCAAAATTAAAAAAACTAAGCCTAAATTAAACATATGCAACCTGTTGTTTTCACAAGTAAAACTTCAACCCTTATAATTAGGCAATAAATGGCTTGACTTTCGTGTAGTCTTATGTTATACTATTGGCATACTTAGGGACAATTTGTGTTATGACTTCTGAAATCAAAAGAAGAGGTCGTGGCAGACCCCGTAAATCAGAGGTTGCTGCCGTTAAGCCCGGAAACAAGGGTAAGGTAGGTAGACCAAAGGGTGACGCTGCTATCATCAATGAGTATAAAGCTCGTATGTTGGCCTCACCGAAATCAAAGAAAGTCCTAGAGACAATCTTTGATGCTGCTCTGGACAACGAGCATAAAAATCAAGCAGCCGCTTGGAAGCTTATAATGGACCGTATGCTTCCTGTAGGTGCTTTTGAGAGAGAGGTTGTAAAAGACTCAGGAAGAAGTTCAATACAAATTAACATCACAGGTGTTAATGCTGTAGACATGGATCAAGCTGATATTATTGAAGGAGAAGTAGTAAGTGGAACTTAAGTATTTTTCTTTGTTAGAGTTTGATTGCCAAGTTACGGGGGAAAACTGTATGGACCCAACATTCCTTGAACAACTCGACGCACTAAGACTAGCCTGTGGTTTTACTTTTGTTATTTCTTCAGGTTATAGACACCCGACGTTACATCCGATAGAAGCTTCTAAGAAAGTACCCGGAACACATGCTCAAGGTATAGCAGCAGACATCGTAGTAAAGAACGCTAACCAACGCTACTGTGTGGTACAAGAAGCAACAAAACTAGGCTTCAAAGGTATTGGTGTAGCCAAAGACTTTGTACACGTAGACACAAGAGAAACTATAGCTCCTGTGATGTGGCTGTACTAAACAAAGGTGTCTGAAACAGAATTAAACATAAAGTTACTCCCGTGGCAACAAGAGGTCTGGGAAGACCCAACACGGTTTAAGATTGTTGCTGCTGGTAGACGAACAGGTAAGTCTCGTTTGGCTGCTTGGATGCTTATTGTTAATGCACTACAGGCAAACAAAGGTCATGTGTTTTACGTAGCACCAACACAAGGTCAGGCCAGAGACATCATGTGGCAGACCTTGTTGGAACTAGGACACCCGGTAATCGCAGGTAGTCACATCAACAACCTACAGATAAAACTGGTGAACGGAGCCACAATTAGTCTTAAGGGTGCTGACAGACCAGAAACAATGCGGGGAGTAAGTCTTAAGTTTCTTGTGTTGGACGAATACGCAGACATGAAGCCTGACGTGTTTGAGCAGATACTAAGGCCAGCACTGACTGACCAAAAAGGTTGTGCAATGTTTATAGGCACACCAATGGGTAGGAACCACTTCTATGAACTTTACAAATACGGAGAACTAGACAGCGACGAAACGTACAAGACTTGGCATTTTACTTCTTACGACAATCCTTTGTTAGACCCTGAAGAAATAAACATCGCTAAAAAGTCCATGTCCAGCTACGCTTTCCGTCAAGAATTTATGGCTTCCTTTGAAGCTCGTGGTTCTGAAATGTTCAAAGAAGACTGGGTAAATTTTTCAGAACACGAACCAGAAGGAGGAGATTACTACATTGCTGTTGATTTGGCTGGATTTGAAGAAGTCAACAAGAAAAGAACTAAGAATACAAAGCTGGATGAAACAGCGATTGCGGTGGTCAAGGTTAGTCCTGATGGTTGGTACGTTGTCAATATTATTCACGGGAGATGGAGCCTTGACGAGACAGCAGCCAAAATATTTCAGGCAGTTAGAGATTACAGACCAGTCAGTGTGGGAATTGAAAAAGGGATTGCCAAGCAAGCTGTAATGTCTCCTCTAACGGACCTACAGAAGCGGTACGGAACTTTCTTTAGAGTTGAGGAATTAACCCACGGTAACAAGAAAAAGACTGACAGGATTATGTGGGCATTACAGGGACGCTTTGAAAACGGATACGTAACTTTAGATAAAGGGGAATGGAACGCTAGGTTTTTAGATCAGTTGTTTCAGTTCCCTGATCCATTAACACATGACGACTTGGTTGATGCTTTGGCTTACATAGATCAACTTGCAAACGTAGCGTATGACTACGACTACGAAATTGACAACCATGAAATACTTGACGTGGTATCAGGATATTAAATTATGAGTGACTTATACGAAGCAGACCCGTTGATGATAGAAGAGTCTATTGAAGACTGGGTAATCACTAAATGCGACGACTGGCGTGACCACTACGAGTCTAATTACTCCTACAGGTTTGATGAGTACTACAGACTGTGGAGAGGTATCTGGGATCCAGCAGACAGCGAAAGAGCCTCAGAACGCTCTAGGATTGTTTCTCCAGCGTTACAACAAGCAGTTGAGTCTAATGTTGCTGAACTAGAAGAAGCAACCTTTGGACGTGGTAAGTGGTTTGACGTGTCTGATAATTTAGGAGACACTGATAAGCAAGACGTTATGTTTTTAAGAAATAAACTAACGGAAGACTTTGAAGACTGTAAAGTACGTAAATCAGTTGCAGAATGTCTTATCAATGCTGCTGTGTTTGGTACAGGTGTTGCTGAAGTTGTTATTGAAGAAATGAAAGAGATGTCGCCTGCTGTACAGCCTATCATGGGTGGTGACTTACAGGCAGTAGGTGTTAACGTACAGGAAAGAGTAAAAGTAAAACTTAAGCCTGTGATGCCTCAGAACTTCCTGATAGATCCTGTAGCAACCTCAGTTGAAGATTCTATGGGTGTTGCGGTTGACGAGTTTGTCAGCTTACATCAAGTAGAGTTGTTACAGGAGCAAGGTGTTTACCGTAATGTTAACATAGGAGCAGCGGCACCGGACACCGACTTAGAGCCTGACCAAGACTTAACTATCTACCACGACAACAAAGTAAGACTAACGAAATACTATGGTCTTGTTCCTAAAGACTTGCTAGAAAAAACTTTTAGTGGTGACGATGATGATGACGACGAAGAAGAAACAACCGAAGAAGAGACAGCAGAATCAAGGTACGTCGAGGCTGTCATAGTTATTGCCAATGGTGGTGTGTTACTTAAAGCAGAAGAAAACCCTTACATGATGCAGGACAGACCTGTTATTGCTTTTCCGTGGGACGTAGTACCCGGAAGATTCTGGGGTCGTGGTGTCTGTGAGAAAGGCTATAATTCTCAAAAAGCACTTGACACAGAACTCAGGGCTAGGATTGACGCTCTTAGTTTAACTATCCATCCTATGATGGCTATTGATGCAACAAGACTACCAAGAGGTGCTAAACCAGAAATACGTCCGGGTAAAATAATCCTGACCAGTGGTGATCCTCGTGAAGTCTTACAGCCTTTTAATTTTGGACAAGTCAACCAGATTACTTTCACACAAGCTGCTGCTTTACAGGAGATGGTTCAACAAGCAACAGGAGCAGTAGACTCAGCAGGTTTAGCAGGTTCAGTCAACGGTAAAGCCACGGCTGCTGGTATTTCAATGTCTTTAGGTGCGTTAATTAAACGACACAAAAGAACTTTGATTAACTTTCAGCAGTCTTTCTTAATACCGTTTGTTAAAAAAGCAGCTTATCGGTACATGCAGTTTGACCCTGAGAATTATCCTGTGGCTGACTACAAGTTCAACGCCAGCAGCACATTAGGTATTATTGCTAGAGAGTACGAAGTAACTCAGCTTGTTCAGTTGTTACAGACGATGAAACAAGACTCTCCGTTGTACAGCACCCTAGTACAGTCTATTATAGACAACATGAACTTATCTAACCGTGAGGAACTACTGGCTGCTATGCAACAAGCAATGCAACCAAATCCACAGGCAGCACAAGCAGCCCAAGTAGCACAACAAGCGCAGCTTCAGTTCCAACAGTCACAAACAGAAGCTCTTACTGCACAAGCTAAGGAGTCTTCTGCAAGGGCTATTAAGATTGCTGTGGAAGCAAACTCAATACCTACAGAGTTAGAGATTGATCGTATTAACGCAGTTACTAGAAACCTAAGAGAAGGTGACGCTGAAGATAAAGAGTTTGAGCGACGTATGAAAGTTGCTGATGCCCTCCTTAAAAAACAAGCGATAGAAGGTAAACAAAATGATAACAGACCAAGAGTTGAAACTCCTGTTGAACCAGATAGACAACCACTTCAAACCGAAATGGAAACTCTTGCAGGAACTGGAACAGAAACTACAGGAGCTAACTCAGCCGCAGGTCAAAACCAAACCGAAACCCAAGACAGTTAAAAAATAATATGTCTAATCGTAGAGATCCAAAGTTAATTAGGGCTGGTGTTAGTGGGTACAATAAACCAAAGAGAACACCTAGCCACCCAACTAAAAAATTTGTAGTTGTTGCTAAAGTAGGTGACAAAACTAAGACTATCCGTTTTGGTGACGCTAATATGACGATAAAGAAAGATCAACCTAAAAGGCGTAAGTCGTTTAGAGCACGTCATAAATGCGACACTGATCCACCTAATAAACTAACTGCAAGATACTGGTCTTGCAAAAAATGGTAAGGAGGTGATCTTTGTCTACAGGTGTGAACCATTACAAAAGTGATGGTACTTTGCACAGAGGAAATACTCACAGGATGCCCAACGGTGAAGTACATACGGGCAAAACCCACGGTAAAACTTCTGTCAAACTCTTTCATTTAAACGAACTTTCTAAAAAAGCTAAGGAGAAAGCAATGGCTTATGGTGGCAATTACAGCAGTAACTCCAGTGGTGGAGCTAAGAAGAAAAAGAAAACAAAGAACAAGAAACAAACAACCGCAAGCCGAACAAAAACAACAAGGAGAATGGGTAGATATTCCTAATGGCAAAAACCAAAACAAAAAGCCCAGTACCAAAAGACAAGGCTTTGTATTCTCGTGTTAAAACACAGGCTAAACGTAAGTTTGATGTTTGGCCTTCTGCTTATGCTTCTGCTTGGTTAGTAAAGGAATACAAAAAACGTGGTGGTAAGTATGCGTAGACAGAAACCCGTCGCTAAAAAAAATAAGAAACCCACTGACACAGGACTTACTAAGTGGTTCAAAGAACAATGGGTAGACATTAAAACAGGAAAACCTTGTGGTCGTCGTAAAGCAAAAAACAGTACACGTCCTTATCCTTCGTGTCGTCCTAAAGCTGTTGCAGCTAAAATGACTGAGGCTGAAAAGAAATCTTCTGCTCGTAGAAAGACAGGGAAAAAGCAGATTAAACACGCTGTTACAGCTTCTGGAAGAAGGAGAACAAGAACAACGAGAAATACTGCTTGACTTTTGTTTAAAAATATGCTATACTATAATTAAGTATAACTTAAGGAAAACTATGACACCAGAGCTTGAAACCTACTTCAATAACTATAATGAATTATTTAACCATAAAGGTTTCAAACAACTCTTAGATGAGCTTTCAAACAATATAAAGAACATTTCTAATGTTCAAGCAATAAAAGACTTAGAAGAGTTGTTCTTCCGTAAAGGACAAATTGCTGCCTTTAATGCTGTAATAAATATAGAAGGAACTATAGAAGCAGCTAGACAGCAAGCCGAAGAAGAAGAACAGAAAGATGATTAGAGTTTATGATTTTTGTTGTCCTAAAGGACACAGATTTGAAGAATTTGTATCTAGTGATACCATAACCAGTAGGTGCGGTTGTGGTGCAATGGCTACAAAAACGGTATCTGCCCCTGCTTTTATACTAGATGGGTCTAGCGGTGACTTTCCCGGTAGACATTTAAGATGGTTAAAAGAGCATGAACAAGCAGGTAGAAGAAAATCAAAATCTCCATAATGGTGAGAACTACGGAGTTTAATTATGTCAAGAGCAACTATTGTTGATTTGCCTCCTGAAGAGGAAAAAGCAGACACTGTAGAAGATGAAGCAGAAGAGGTACAGCAGTTAGACTTAGAGCTAGAAGCTGACAAACCTCAAGAAGAACCTACGCTGCCAGATAAGTACCAAGGTAAGTCCTTGGAAGAAATTGTACAGATGCACCAAGAAGCTGAAAAACTTTTAGGTCGTCAGTCGTCTGAAGTAGGAGAGCTTCGTAAAGTTGTTGATGATTATATTTCTAATCAAACACAACAACAACAAACAGCACCTCAACAACAAGTCGTTGAGCCTGAAAGTGAGATAGACTATTTTACGAACCCTCAAGAAGCCGTTAATCGTGCTATTGAGAATCATCCTAAAATTAAAGAAGCACAGCAGTATACCAGTGAATATAGGAAACAAGCATCACTGGCTACACTGAATAATAAACATCCAGATATGCAGAGCATCTTACAAGACGCTAAGTTTGCAGAGTGGATAAAAGCTTCTAAGATTAGGACTGAGTTGTTTGTACAAGCTGACCAAAATTTTAATGCTGAAGCTGCTGACGAGTTATTTTCTCTTTGGAAAGAACGTAAGACAGTGGCAGAACAAACTGTCCAAGTTGAAAAACAGGCAAGAAAACAGCAATTAAAAGCAGCTAACACAGGCAATGCACAGGGTAGTTCTGAAACACCCCGTAGAAAAGTTTACCGTAGGGCCGACATTATTAAACTAATGAAAACTGACCCAGAACGTTACCAAGCTTTATCAGAAGAAATACTGAGTGCTTATGCGGAGGGTCGAGTCAAATAATCAATGGAGATTAACTAATGGCTACTGCAACATATCCCGGTGCTGGTGGTAATACTGCCAAAACTGAAGCAGCAACTTTTATACCTGAAATTTGGTCGGACGAAATTATTGCTGCGTACCAGAAAAATTTAAAGATGGCTCCTCTTGTCAAAAAGATTACAATGAATGGCAAGAAAGGAGATAAACTTCACATACCTAGTCCTACTCGTGGGGATGCTGCTGCTAAAGCTGCTGACACAGCGGTTACTATTATAGCAAACACTGAAGGCGAGTTGACTATAGATATTAACAGGCACTTTGAGTACTCAAGACTTATTGAGGACATTGTAGAAGTGCAAGCCCTTAGTAGCTTACGTCAGTTCTACACAGAAGACGCAGGTTACGCTCTTGCTACACGTATCGACACTGACCTTCATTCTTGTGGTACTGGTTTTGGTAACGGTGGTGCAGTTGTCCACACAGGCACTGTAGCTCCTACTGACTACCAACACACAGGTTGTTTCTTTAACGACGGTGGAACAACGACACAGTATACAGATGATACTGCTGTTGCTGCTGACATCTTTAGTGATGCTTTCTTCCGTGACATGATACAGAAGATGGACGACAATAATGTTCCTATGGAAGAACGTGTACTTGTCATTCCTCCTTCTGTACGTAAGACAATTATGGGTATTGACCGCTATGTATCTTCTGACTTTGTAACAGGTCAGGCTGTACAATCAGGTCTTATCGGTAATCTTTACGGTGTAGATGTTTATGTTTCTGCTAACTGCGCTACTATTGAGGCAGCAGGAGATAATACTGCATCATCTATTGATACTAGAGCCGCTTTGCTTTTCCAAAAGGAAGCTATTGTTCTTGCAGAACAACTCTCAGTACGCTCTCAAACCCAGTACAAACAGGAATATCTGTCTACTTTGTATACGGCTGACTGCCTATACGGTGTTCAGGTTTATCGTCCTGAAGCTGGTTTCGTTCTCGCTATTGCTGAGTAACGAACTCAAGGGGGGTCTTACGGCCCCTCTTTCTTTTTTTCTTTTTTCTTTTTTTTAGGACTTCTAGTTCATGGCTACTACAATCAAGTTAAAAAATGGTTCAGGTGCGCCAGCAGCTAGTGATCTAGTTCAAGGAGAGCCAGCACTAGACCTGACAAATAAAAGACTTTACAGCGAAACTTCTGGTGGTGCTGTAGTTGAAATAGGATCTAATCCGTCAGCTTTATCTATTGCAGGTGTAGCTGTAACTTCTACAGCAGCAGAATTAAACATATTAGACGGTGTTACGTCCACGGCAGCAGAACTAAA